CTAAGGCAGCAGCAGATCGCGCAGAAACTAGCCGAATAGAGGCTATTGAGAGGGCTAGACTTGAATCAATAGCAGCAGCAGAACGCGCGGAATACAACGCACAAGCGGCGGTTAGGGCTGAGCAGCAACGCCAGGCAAATGAAAAAGCCGAGGCTGACCGAGCGCAACGGTTACGCGAATCTAATCAAGAGAATGTACACGCAACAAATAACATGGCTTTTCATGCTTTGTGCAATGTGGGCGTTCCTGCTGGGGCCGCTAATTTAGCATTGAGAGCAATTATAAACGGCGAGATACCTGGCGTATCAATTAATTATTAGGGGTAATTTATGCAAACAGTAGCAGTTAAATTGAGCGGTTACGATACAGCGCACGCGCTAAGGCTTTTATCACCAAAAGACACGCTAGATTTTTATCATCATCTATTTAACACGTACGGCAGCGTGGCAGAAATGGTTGCTGCTTTTGAAAGAGCAGCTAATGAAGCTGCCGGGTATAGCGATGAGGCCAAAAAGTCAGTGGATATTATGCGTGACGCGTTTAATAGCGCGCTATCGCTTGAAGACATCAAAAAGCTAAACCGGCAAGCAGCGTAATGTCAAAGACAGCAGCAGAGCGAAAAAGAGACTCCCGAGCAGCTAGAGCGCAACACTTGAAGGACGTAGGAGCCAGCGAAATAAAATTCACGGTCTATCGATCTACTCGCGAGAAGTTAAATTTTATAAACAAACACGTAGAAGTACAGGACGACTGCGACACCCTAACACGAATTATTCACGCAGTTTACGATTTAATAAAACGTGACATGTCACACGAACAGCAGTTAATAAAAGATATAGGTGAATAATATGGCGATTAAAAAGAAATTACACATAGCAACAAGCCCGTTATCAAACAATATTTTTTGCGGTCACTTAATTGAAAAAGACACGGCTTGGGCGGCGAATAAGCAAGATGTAACTGCAGATGCTTTAAACGCTGTCTTAGATCACTGCATAAAATTCGAGGAAAAAACAGGCGACAAAGTTGCCTTGTCCAGCAGCAGCAAAAAATACACGTTTAATATTGTTGTTGAGGAAATTACTGGCGCTAACGTTAATGAAAAGGTGAGTAAATAATATGTCAATCAAACTAGGTAAAAAGCTAGACAGCACATGCATAAGTTCCAGATTAACCCTGCTGGCCACAGGGGAAGTTTTCTACACAAAAAACATCGAAGAAATAAAATTTAATGGATACAGTTTAAATATTAACGGCTGGCGAGTCTGTGGTAAAAAAGAGTATTTGCTCGATCAAGATTGGTACTACCCAGCAGCAACATACACTATAAACGACGTTGAGCTAGTTGATGAGCGCTTAAGTTATGAAAAGGCTGTTAAGTCAGAGTGTATTTACCTTTCTAGCACTATGAGTAAAAGATTTCACGCAGACTGTAGTAATCCTGATTCACAAAGTAAAGAATACCTGAGACATCTTTGCGATTTTAGCTTAGTTCATAACACACAAGAGGCCGCAGTACTTCACACAAAAGCAATGATGAGGGTGTCAGAATGATTATCATAAACGAAAAATTCAGCACAGAGCGCGACAAGTATCAGTGGCTGCTACACGAAGCGAAGCAAGGCGCATCTAAAGAGGGTGAGCCTATTGTTACAACTAGCACCTCTTATCATTCTAATCTGAAAGCCGTATGCAATGAAGTGGCTAACAGACAGCTTGGCGAGTGTGAGTCAGCTGAAGAGGTTGCTGCAGCGCTGGCTAAATTCTCGATAGAAATAAGCGAACTGTTTGACGGACGGGGCGAAGAATATGTGCAAAAATTCGGATAAAAATAAACCCCTCCGCACCGCTGTCGTATTTGACAAGTGCGGCATTGATTTCGTGCCAATTCCAGTTTTAGACGCTGAGCATAAAAAAGGGCTGCGCAAAGTTATGGTTGATAATTTGATTGAGCTTGAAAAAATTGGAATCGATGAAATATTGAACGAGGTGGCAGAATGAGCAAGCCAAATAATTGCATAAAACTGAACTTAGAGCAGTTAACAAAGATTTACAATATAGGCTATGCAGCTGGGCATAACGATACTGTTGAGAACTGTTTTACAGACGTTTGTTATCAAGATGCTGGTGAGTATCACCAAGATGTTGTAGAGGAAATTATAGAAGACATAGAGGATCATAACGCAATACCCGAGGGCTATGCGTTGGTGCCTGTTGCTGATAATTATGCAGACAAAGGCGCGGCACAAAAGGCATTTTGGCACGCTTTAGAGTTTTGCAATGATCAAGATGATCGCAATATACGCAAGCACTGGGATAACTACAAAGCGGGAGTATTGGGGTTATGAGTTATTTTATATCAATAGCTATTATGATTTGTTCAGCGTTTTTTGTTGGTGTTAGCGCAACTTCATTATACTACGAAGAACAAGTAAATATGAATAAAAAATCAGTAGCACTAATAACAGAGTGCCAAGAGAATTTACTTCGCAATCAAGTGTGCGAGTTAATAGCGAAGGTGGTTAAATGAAAACAGCATTCGCATTAATGGCGCAGCATGAAAAAGCAGTATTGCCGCTCGATGATATTTGTGAAGAGTATTTTGGATGCAAAAAGAAAACAGCAGAAGGAAAAGCATTGGCTGGATCGCTGCCAGTTGCCGCATTTAGAATCGGCACGCAAAAAGGGCGCTGGATGGTTCATGTTACAGACTTGGCGGAAATGATAGACAAGCAGCGAGAGGAGGCTAAAAAGGATTGGATCGGGGCTAAATAGCCCCTTTCTTTTGCGCGGTGCAAATAGACTAAAAACAGGCTTTTTTGGGTGTGGTGGTCACGCATTGGTCACAAGATTTTATAGTATTGTTTTAAATCAATTAGTTAAGCCTAGTATCTTGCCTATCCATCATAGGCGCAACCGAAAACGTACGATCAACCGTATGGCCCGTGTTTGCTGGTTTTAACGTTGTTTTCACTCTATTTGCAAATCCTATATTTTGCGTTATTAACCGATATTCGTTGATATTATTCTGCCGTGGTGGTCACATAGTGGCCACATACTTTCTTGTGACCACTTAGGATAATTATGGCAAGCTATACAATTCAAAAAAGAAAAGCTGCTACATCGGGGTTTAGATACACGGTTGTAATCCGTGTAAGTAAATCTAAAAAGGTAGTGTACAGAGAATCTAGGACATTTTCAAAGCATACCGGCGCAGTGGCGTGGGCGAAAATTCGCGTTAATGATATAGAGATAAATGGCTATTCATCTGCAGATGATGAAATTACAGTTGGCGATATGATTCACAGGTATTTAGACGATCCACACGTTGAGCTTGGCAGAACAAAATTAAACGTTTTAAAATTATTGGTAGATTGTGACATATCAAAAATTAAAGTATCGGCTTTGCAATCGCATCACATTGTTGAGCATTGCAAACAGCGGATATTGTCAGGCACAGGTAAATCAACTGTCAGCCACGACGTAAGCTATTTGAGAAGCGTTTTAAAAATAGCTAAGCCATTCTGGGGCTTTAATGTAAACGACCAGTGCGTGGTTGATGCGTACCCTGTGTTGTACAGTTTAAAGCTAATTGGCAAAAGTGAGCGGCGATCCAGGCGGCCCACTGAAAACGAAATCGATTTAATTAAAGAGGAATTAGCGAAACGATCACAGCATCACTCTTCAAGAATACCGTTTACCGACATTTTAGACTTTTCTATCCTGTCTTGTATGCGAGTTGGCGAGGTGTGCGATATAACTTGGAATGATGTTGACGTAGAGCAAAAAGCCGTTTTAGTTCGTAATCGTAAAGACCCGCGCAAAAAGGCAGGCAATCACATGCTAGTACCTTTACTCGGTGGGGCGTGGGAGATACTAAACAATCAGCCGCGCAATGAAGAAAGAATATTTCCATATCAATCAACGTCTGTTACATCTGGATTTCAGCGGGTTAGAAATAAACTAGGAATCGAAAATTTACGCTATCACGATTTAAGGCGCGAAGGCGCGAGCAGGTTATTTGAAAAGGGGTATACGATTGACGAAGTGGCACAAGTTACAGGGCACAGAAATATAAACACGCTCTGGCAAGTTTACACTGAGCTATTCCCCAGCCGTTTGCATGATAAAGAATTATAAATAAATATAGCAAAACACTATACATATATAGCAAAGCACTATATAATAGCTTTATTGAATCAAACAACGAGAGTGATAAAAACAATGAAAGATTTAAACAAGCAAATGATGGTTGAAGCTGGCGGCAATGTTTGGGAGAAAAACGGTATAGAGCGCGTTTACATGAGTCTTCAAGCTTTGCGCAACCTTGCAGCATTAAATAATTATCTTGAAGCTTTTGCAGATCCCAGCAAGAAGATGAAACAGGCTAAAACTTTCTTTGATGTTAAAACAAACGAACTTAAAAGCGATGTTGGCATGATTAGATCTAGTTTAAACTCAATGGGCTTTGATTGCTCAAAATAACAACCCAGCCCTGCGGGGCTATAAATCAAACATTTAATAAAAGGGATATCAAAATGTCTAATTTAACTACTCTAGAAAGCATCAAGCTACAAATCAACAATCTGAAAACTGACGCAATAAACGAAGAAGTAGAAATTCTTAACGTTCTGCATAGTCAGCTTGACGATTTTTTATCTGCATCTTATTCTGCTGATGAAATAGACGACGTGTTGAAAGGTTCCGGCGACTGCCTAACCGGGCTAGATGAAGATCATTATTTTTATGCTGATGTTAGAAATATTCAAGATCAGATAATTAACTTTTCACTGAAAGCGAAACAATGTACATGAACACGGCGGCCGGCTCAGTTTCAAACTTTCACTAGGAGTTTAAAAAATGAAATATCTAAGAAAACGCATCACTTGTGTTAACCGTAATAATTCAGAAAAAAACGAAACGGCGATTGCTAAAATTAAACAGCGCTGCATCGAAAAAATGGCATTAAAAGGCTGGTCGCATGATGTAGATAAAGAGGACTATTGCAGCGGTGATTGTATGCTTAAATATGAAGCATTCTTTACTATTTTTAAAAACGCAAAATAACAAGGGGAGGAGGTAGAATGAAAAAGGCGCAGGCACTAGAAAGCCACATCGCGGATAATTTCGCGAGCCAAGCAGAATTTGCCAGGGCTCAAGGGGTTAAGCGGCCCCAAGTCACGCAATGGATTAAAAGCGGTTTTATTGTCGTAGACGGCGAGCTTTACTCGCATAGACGTGAGCTAAAGCTGGTTTAATTTGTTATAATATAACATTAATTTTTAACTAAATTGGTGTTATATGTCATTCAGACGCGCGGCTAAAGTAGATGATAATCAATCAGATATAGTGAGATTGTTTCGCAAGCTCGGTTGGAGGGTTTTAATTATTAGCCAGCTAAAAAATTGCTGTGATATTATAGTTAGCAAGGCGGGCAGAACAATAGCCGTGGAGATTAAAGACGGCAAAAAGCCTCCCAGCGATCGGAAGCTTAGTGACGGGGAAGTTGAGTTTAGAGATAATTGGCAGGGAGAGTACGCGCTAGTTATTTGTGATGATGATGTTCTAGCGCTGCAAAACTCTCAGTCCTGAGCCTCCATTATTGCTGTAGATTTATCAGCAGCTATTGCCAACACTTTCAGAAACTGCGCTTTTGTAACTTCTGACCAGGTATTGTCTGCAAGCTTCCATCGAGCTAGTGTTGTCTTCGTTGGCATACTGGATATTCTAATACTTATGCGGCTTTGTGACTGCTCCCCCGCATCAAATACCATACCGTCTACTTGTGCGGTTATTGCGGCTATGCCGACAAGAGCCTTTTTTCTTTTTAGCGCTCTCTTTTCTTTTTCTATAATATTCTCTAATTTTATTAAGGCTACGGGGTTGTGTAAATAAATACCATCTCCGCCTGGTTTATCTAAATAACAATCAGCCGGATATTCTAGGCCATTGCTCATCTTCTCTAGCAGAGACGACAGAACCATTATTGGCCCGCTTGTTGTAATTATTTGTTGCTTACGCATTTGATGTATCCCCATGATATGTTACAACAACTTTACAGCTAGCCGAGGTTAGTTGGTTTCCATTTGAATCTGCACCACCGCCGCCGTCTTCCGGCCTACTTGCAAGCCTGAAACCCCCTGTAACGACAAGTATTCCGTCCGATCTGCTTTGTGCTTTAACCCCATACCCGTTGCTGCTGTAAAGCCAGCCCGTGTCGATCCACTTACCATCGTATAAAATCATTGCTTTTACGTCGCAATCAAGCCATTTAGAATTTCCAAAAGGATTGGTTATTAAATAAAATCCAGACGTTGTTACAGTGCCAAAATCAACTAACTTCCTGTTTGCCTTTTCTGTTACAAGTCCGTCAAAAGTTGAGGCCCCGGTTACATCTAGGTTTCTTCCAACATTAACATCTAGAGAGGGGGATAAAGTGCTAGGTAAATTGCTGGCAATATTTCCAGAATGTACTACTTCATTATAAGTACCTGAGTCATCTTCTATCTCAAATCGATTAGTAGTATTATTCCAGCCAAGCCCTCGGTAAGTGTTAGAGTTTGCATCTTTAAATTCTATGTATGAAGAAGAGAATCCAATAACTCTCAAAGGAAAACTAGTTGCAATTCCGGTTAAAATAGTCCTGACCCCATTGTGATGTATTACCGTTTCACCACCATTGCGAACAATAAAGTCATCGCCTGCACCGTTATTGTCGCTATCGAATTCTATTTCAACAGCACCCAGAGACTTTAGCTTAACAGATCTGCTGCCAGATCCTGTTTGTTCTATCAAAACCCCATCGGTATTGTTAATCTGTAGCGACCCGTTAAGACCTCGATAGTTGGATTTAACGCCCCCGTCCCCAAAAGTCGCCACGTCCGCGCTGGTTATATACGCTAGTCTTTTTCCGAGACCTGCGTTAGTCTTTCCATATAAAGCAGAAGCCGAATTTGAGTTTAGCCAAATATTATTAGCTGCTAAAATATCATGACTGTACAAAATTACTTGGTTATTAGATGGATTTATTTTAGCCAAAGTTATATCGCTGGTCCCGTCAAAAAAATTAACTTTGTGGTTTGTAGCGCTAACAGTTTGTACCCAAATCATACCGGCTACTGCGTAAGATGGTCGAGACGCCCCGCTGTGGTTAGAGTTTACTGCTAGCTCATACAAATCCAGCGCACCGTTTAAATCATTTCCGCCAGAGCTGTTCGGGTCGATTGCGTTTTGATAATTAAATTGACTCATTGTTTAAAACCATATCCCGATGCCACATAATCAAAAGTTTTTGATATTCCGGCGCCTGTTGAGTTGTAAAAATTTACGTTAAATTGTTGTTCGTTTTTTGCTGTTACTCTGTGATAATCTCCCGTCGAAAGGCTTTCTCCATTTATTACCACGGCCGGCGTTTCGTTAAATGCGCCGTTTTCGTATGTAATTGTCGCGCCGCTTGACGGGCAGTTTATATCGTCGCCGCCCTCAACTCTGTCAGGCATATCAACAACAACACGAAGCTTTGTAATTGCAGGCGTTACAAACCCATCAAGCGAAGATAAAACGGCTCTAAACTGATACGACCTAGCTCTGATATCGCCAATTTTTAACTCATGCCAGTCCGACCAAGAGCCAGCGCTCGGCGATTGATCGCTTTTTCGCAGCTCTATTTTTACAGACCATTTATCAGGATCTGCATTGTTTAAAAAATCAACACTGCTCAAAGTTTCCCAGCTTGAAATAACAGAGGCGTAATCAATGCCGCCAGCTATCATTTCAACACTTAATCTTGAATCAAATATTCCTCCTAGATCGACAGAGTCGGCAAAATTATAAACACCGATCGGATTTAAATTACCGTTTACTTTAGATAAAATAATCGAGCTATTCTCTAATATACAATTTGTTTTTTGGCCTGCGAATTGATCATCTTCAATGAGAGTTTTAACTACGTTAAACCCAACGATTGATTGTATGTTGTTGGTCGCAATTGCGGCGTTTATGCTTTCCCTGCCGCCTGCGTCCACTGCTTTAATTAAATAAGAACCGACTCTTGAGGGCAATATAACCTGTGTTGAGGATTTTGATAGCCGGCCCGATACCGCAGAGCTAGATCCCCACGTCGGGCTAGTTAGCGATGATGTGAATTTAACAATATAACCAGCTAGATCAATATCTGAATTTGCGGGCCATTCAAGCAAAACGCTACCCGAGTTATTCTCTATCGATAAACCCTGAACATCTGCCGGCGGTGTTGTTTTACCCGTTATGCTTACAAAGTTCTGTAGAGTAAAAACGCTAGTTATATTCTGAACTGAAATATATCTCAATCTAATATCGTAAGCAGAGCCCTCAAAAACATCGTTAGCATAAATCAGCGATTGATTTGCTGGGTAAGTTTCAGTTTTATAATAGCTGTCACTTCCTGCTGGTCTGTATGATATTTCTATAAATTCAGGCGATACAGCGTCGTCGCTGTCATTGCTCAAGACCTCTATAGCAGCCCTGGCAGAAAAAGAGCCGTCGGCGTTAACTAAAAGCGCGCGCTCATCCGTAATTATTTCTAAAATAGTTGGCGGCAAGGGGCGGCTAAAAGTGTTAATTGCAGGCTTATAGTATCCAGGGTTGTAGTCGACAATCGCGCCGTTTTCGCTCTCAAATATTTGCGGGTCTGCGTAATCAACAAGCGTTAACGTTGCGTTTAAATCCTCGCCGTTTTCAATTTCTTTTATAATGTATTTTCTGTCAATCGATTCTGCGGCTGTTCCGATTAAAACTAGGTCGCCTGGCAAAACGTCTGCGCTCGCTGCTGTGGCTGACAAAGTAACAACGTTGCCAGTTATTGACACGGGATATATATTACTGTTCTGCGCTGATTGCGAGTGTCTAAATGACACGAAATAACTATCTGATTGGTTGGTTTCGATATCGCTAATTAATATAATATCGTTTCCGTTTATAGAGCTAACGCGACTAGATGTAACAGCGCCCTGTATCTTATCGTGAGATACAACAACAACATCGCCCTTAGTCGTGAATAAACTTTCAATACCTGTGCTTAGCGTGTAAATCTCGGGTCTAAGCTCGATTTGGGCGTGTGCGAATTTGGCAAAACGATACAATTCGTCGGGGTCTGTGATACCTGTGCAATCCAAATCTTCAACAATATCTGCTGATGTTTCCGTTCTGCTGTCATCGCGTTTAATTTTAATATTATCAACTGTCCAGTCTTTCGCGGGATTAACAAACGAACAGTTGAACGCATCCGGTTTTTTAGTGAAAACCTTGGACGCAGAGAAGCCAAACGAGTTCGAGTTGCTGAATTTTTGGACAGCAGGACGGCCGCTTACATCGAAAATAACAGTCTTTACGCCGTCAACTTCTGATTTTGCAGCTCTGCCAATGCTAGCAATTTTGCTCATTATCGTATCTTGACGCGATGAGTAATCGACAACGTGATTAATTCTATGACGTGGTTTTGCGTTCACTGCTGTGTTGCATCTAGCCGCCCAAGCAACAAATTGATCTAAATCTATACTGCTATTATTCGTTTTCTTTTTAGCTGCGTCTGATCGCAATAGTGTTAAATATTCCCATGCTGGATTACCTGATTGGTCCGGCGTTCTGCTGTAACTGCTTGTCGCAGGGCTGTATGTTTCGGGCACGCTTTGCACTTTGCACGACAGTTGACTAATGTTTCCGCTTAGTTGGTCAGATGCTTTTATTCTGATTCCAATGTACGCAAAACCAGCGGGGAAGGGGTTTATAGCCGTGTTATCGCCTGCAGTAAGCTGCGTTGTTTTCAGCCCGACAAGCGTTATTTCATCGCGTATTCTTGTGGACGTAGAATCAGCAGTTAGCCTAACTACTCTGAAATCATATTGCCCTTTTTCTAAAAACGGAATATCTACCGTCCTATATGTAGCTTCAACTGTTGAATCCGAAAATCTAATGGCGCCCTGATTCTCTGCTTCAAATGTAATGCTTGCAGATGAATAGCTGCCATTGCTAACCGTTTTGCCTGACATGGCAGATTGAGCGCTACCTACTTTTATAGTATTGCCGTTGATTTCTTGTGCTGTGTATATTCCAGAGTTGCTACCAGCGCCGGATACTGAGAATATTTCCCCATTATCCATTGTTGCCGGAACAGAGTTTAAATCTATAAAGTACTCTGTTAAATATCTATCGTAAGTATTTGAATTATCATCGCCTGAATATACTATTTCAGTTCCAGCGAATGTGCGCACAGCTCTAAATGTTAGCGCTTGAATAGACGACGGTTTTGCATTTATCCAAGTTGAGCCGCCTATTTTTTTATATTCTACTTTAATTTCTATCGACCGATTTTGATATTTTCCTTTGTCTGAAATATTAACAAGGCCAGAGTTTAAGGCGAAAATCATAGAAGCTTTTTCTGAGAAGTCACCGCCTCTCAACGTCTGGCTTTGTCCTTCTAGTAATTTTATAGATAATCCACTCTGGTTCGACACGTCGCCTTTTATTATTGTGATGGGGTTATGGTTTGTATAGCCATCATTTATTTGTATCTGAACGTCGTTAAAATTCTCGATTGGCGTGTCGCTTATTCTTAAATCAGAGATAATCACGGGCGCATAACCGACCATAAAAACCTGATTTAAATACACGTCTTTGCCGTTAGCTTCTTTGACCGGTTGAGCAGCTAGCGGCGGTATGTATCGATTAGTGCCAATGTGATATGGCACTGGTGAGCCCGCTCGGACTTGATTAGACGTGCCTGAGATATTCAGCGTTGGTGATGATGCTTGGCCTTGGTTTGCTGAGTTGTCGGGCGATTCGACAGGAAAAAGAGCGCCGGATAAAAAGCTTAGGCCCACCCCGACAATGGCGCCCGCTGCAACTGTGGCCGCGAATCCGCCGCCCATTGAGGCGGCTAGCCAAGGCTGCCCCATCGATAAAGCGGCTATTGATATAACTGCAAACGCTATTTTTTTAAACGAATCGCCAGCCGGTGCTTGAGTTATTAAAAACGTGCCGGTTTTCGGTCTGATGCAATCCCACAGCCTGCGGTCAACATGTGAAAATTTATTGTCACTGCTAATAAATCCAACGCCTGCGAAGTCAGAAAAATAACCCAAGTCTTTTATAATCTCGCTGATTGTTTTCGACTTAGTTTTGTAGAGCTTTTCGTTTAGCGTCTGCTCGTAAACGTACCGATGTATAACCTTGAACGTCATTAGTAAAGCCCTGGCAGTAAGATGTTATTCATGGTGTCTTTAGGAAAAGCATATACACCTTCGTCTTCTCTAAAAAGAACAAAGTTTGCCTTGTCTTGCTCCCAAGTTGCACTTGATAGTCGCATGTTTTGAAACGTCGCTATCGATGATTTGGTGCCATTAGCCGCAATTGATATAATCTCAAACTCAGCCTTTATTTCGTCTGTCTGTCGGATAATTGCGTATATCTCGCCGGACACGTCTGATATTGAAATGCTCGCGTTATTCGATTGATCGTCGTTTTCGTTCGGTAGCGTAATGTCAAAAGGTAGCGCGGTATAAGTCTGCGAATCAAAATCGATATCAACAAAATTTCTTGCCAGATACATAATCTCGTTGTCGTAATAGATGCGCAATAAAACTATTTCCGCACTCTCTGTCTCTAAAGAGTAAAGCTGCTCTAGGCTGGATAAACTAATTTCACGGCTCATAACGATAGTACCCCAGAATTTTGCCCGACCATTTTTTGCCGTTTAGCTTCTCAATCGATGGGAAGTCGTTAATATTTTGATGAATAAATAAACCGTCGCCAAGGTAATAGCCAACATGCCTACCGCACTCAACAGAGCTAAAAACAATGCCGTCAAGGTAAGTTAAATCAGCTTTTTCAATAGCAATAAAAGTGGGTTTAGCGGATGCCAGTACCATGCTTTTCATGCTATCTATCCGGTATTCTAGCGAGGGCAATGGATAGCCGAAATAATCAAAATAGAGCAGGCTGCCGAATTGGTAGCAATCAGCCGTCGCAAAAGGAATGCCCAAATATTTGTCTGTATCTAACTTAATCAAACCGGCATATCCTCAAACATCATTAGAGACAAAGCGACGCGATACATAACCCCACCGGCCGGCCTGATCGCTGGTCTACTGTCTGTTTCAAAAAGCATTATCACCGGTGTTTTAGAGACAGGCTGAACCCACTCGAAACGCTGAGAGCCGCCCAGCAAAGTGTCTTTGTAAAACGTTTTAAACGTTGTTACCTGAGTTGATGTACACAATATTGTTAATGATATCAGTACAGGAGCGCCCGTTGATCTGCGCCTAACCTGCGGCGGTCCTATGTCGAATTTAGTTGAGGTTGAATTTAAATTATCGGCCATTTCCTCGATATAGCCGTTTTGTTCTACAAGTCCGTTTAATATTACCGGCCAAATCGCATAGCTCATAATTAGGCTCCTCTTGGGCTAAGGTTAAATCTACCTTTTAAGCCCTTATCAAATGCGCCGCGCTGCAATCCTGAGCTGACCATTTTTGTGATCGTCATTTCGATATCTATACCGCCTGACTGGTTCTCTTTGCGCCCTGTCTCTTCGACTTGAACGCCTGCCTGATTAATAATTGATACGTTATTCTGTACGACTACAGAGCCACCGCCGCCGGTTGACTCAACGCCTAGATTTCCCGAGCTTGTGCGAGTTAGAGGGAGTATTGCCTCTGCGCCAGCCTCACCCACTATGTTGTACGGTGTACCGCCAGCAGCAAACGCCGTGGGGCTACTTACAACTGAGTTGGTGAAACTCGATAGACTTGGCACGCCGCCCTTGGCAAACTCTCTAACGAATGGAGTAGCGCCGCCGGTTGCTCCTGCTGGAAATCCGCCGCCAAACAATCCACCAAAGCCGCCGGATAGTGCGTCCGACAAAGCGCCCGACAGAGGTTTGGTAATGTTCTCTTGTATAGCAATGCGAGCAAGGTCAGCCGCAATACTATTGACCATGTCCGAGAAGTTTAACTTGCTGGTAGTGACGAACGTTAACAGCGTATCTTCAAGACTTTGCATTGCGTTAGCCCCGGCTTTTTCAACGTTATCAAACGCATTACCGATACCATCTGAATACTCAACAAAACCAGCTTTGCCAGCGTCTATAAATGTCGTTTGAGTGGTGTGTAAGTTGTTGAAGTCTTCGCTAAGAATTTTTAGCTGCCTAGCGTAAGTGTCTGTGCTAATAGCGCCTAAGTCTAAGAGGCTTTTGGCTTCGCTTAACGCAATATTGTAAAGCTCGACGGCAGTCCTTGTAGAGTTAAAAATATTGCGACCTTCCGACAATGCTTTGTTGTATTTCTTTTGTGCTGAAGCTTTAGAGTCACCCCCTCCACCCTTTCCTGTCGGTAGATCTAAAGCAAATCCTGCAAGTCTATCTTCTCCGGCGTTTATTCTTGCCAAGCGAGCTTTGTCGTATGCGTCCCTTGCTTCGTTAGCTAGCGATATATCAGCCTTAAAAGATGCGATAGACTCCTGCCTCTCGCTTAATATATCGCTAATCAATCCCAGTCGGTTCTCTTTTATATTTTGTAGAGTTCCATCTAAAGCGCTTACTGATTGATCATCTATCCAGTTTTTAGGGTTGAGTATTCGGCCTATTTCTTCTGTATAAGCCGCCGCTTGATCAATAAAAGCCAAAAGCTCTATCGTCATTATTTGAATGAACGCGGTTATGTTGGTGGGTAGGTTTGAAAAAGCATCAATCATAAACCCTATAAATCGATTAGTTGATAGCTCGATTGATTCAAACGAGCCACCGACAACGGGCGCAAGCCCAGAGAAGCCGTCGGCAACAATGGTGAATACTTTATCAAACTGATTACCCATCGCCGCAACGACAGCAAACAATTGACCGGATGCTATAAAGTCTGTTAGCTCGCCTATTGCGTCTGTTGCCGATCTAACGCCGTCAGTTATTAAGCTTCCAACGCCTTGACTGCTGATAGTTAAGAATAACTGATCCCAGCTATCGCCTAAGTTTGATATAGCCCCGTCTAGTGTATCGGCCCTTAATGCCATTGCGCCGGCAAACTGGTTGTTTCCTAGATCCTCTAGATATTCCTGTATCGATAGAGAGTTGTTTTTTATTGTCTCCGTTACACCCTGAAATGTAAAAGAAACTTCATCGCCCTGCTTTCTAGCTTTTATGCCGAATTCTTTTAGGCGCTCAAACTCTCCGACTGTTGCGTCTGCAACAGCCTCAATAAGTTGATCAAGTGATTTGCCCATTGCGCTTGCAGTGTTGCCGAAGCTAACGAGGGCTTTCTCTGATGGGTCTAGGCCTAAGTTTCTGAGTTTAACAAATGCTGTAGCCACCTCTCCCAGAGCGAATGGCGTGGTAGCCGCAAAGTCTTGTATAGCCTCAAATGCAACAGAAGCCTTTTCTGCTGATCCTGTGGCCGTTACTAATGAGGCGTTTATAATATCAAATTGACGTGAAACGCTTATTAGTTTTACGGTGGCGAATCCAACAAAAGCAACCACTAGGGCCGCTATTGCCTTTTCTGCTTTTCTTGATGCAGCGGAAAGCCCTTGAAGGTCTCGCTCTCCGTTACGTACACCTCGACTATCAACAGCTATACCTAGAGTGGCTATATCAGACATTTTTTAACATCCTCGCGACCATGCTATCAACAGCATTATTTTTTTCATTCTGGGAGTCCTCGGGCGTAGCGTTAGTGAATGGCGATGGCTCCATAGGGTTTGCTTCAAAGTGTGATTTTTTACCGCTAAAGCTTTTGAAGCTATCAAATATTATTTGATGCTCAAAAGGGTAAAGCTCAATGCCTTGAGAATCAGACCAACACTTTATCTCTGTGTGCTTTACGTATGTTTCAGACGATGAAGGGAATCCTATTCTTTGCATGTAATTTATAATGTGCATTGAGTGATTAAGGAAAGGAAGCTCCGGCACACCTCCCGCCCCTTGAATAGATAAAAACCTCGGCAGTTTAATGGCGCGGTCTTTATCTTCAAATAAAGCATATAGCCAAGCAAGCTGAGATATATACAGAGAAACTTCTGATTCTAGTTCGGCATAAAGTTTTTTTTACTATAAATAAACTTAGCTATTTCTAAAATCCAAGGACTTAGGTCTTTGTTTGAGTAAAATTCTTTTTTTGATGTGCAGGTCTTGCCGTTTATTTGAACAAGAATATCTTTTGTTATGTCGCATTGAAATTGAATGTCACACTTCGCTGCGTCTTGAATTGCCTGTGCATTGATTTCACCGCCTTTCTTTAGGCTGTATTTTTTCGCAATCGCGCGCATTCTTTTTCTTTTTTCTTCTTCTTTTTTCATAAATTCTATGGTGTGAGGCCCGTACAAGGTTACGTGCATTTCATCACCCTTATCTGTACAAGCCGGCTCATCCGTATCTGGGTCAATAAATTTGAATTTAGAAGTTTTGAAGGTAGGCGTTGCGGCTAATAAATCCATTATTGCCCCGCTACTGGGGATTTTGTTAAAGCCAATTTTGAGCTGGCCATTTTTAAATCAGTTGCGCCGCCATAATTGGTCGTGTAGCTTCCGACAAGGCACAGCTTATAAGCTATAAAGCCCTTACTGTCAGTTATTTTCAAAGACTGATGCCCGTTTCCTAGTGACGAAGCAAGAATGGCCTGGCCTGGATCAGCTTCGTTTCTTGCCATTGCTATGTCAATATCACCGGTTTTTTTGGCAGATTCATATCGCTGCTCATACTCATCGTCAATACTCTGATACGATTGTATTTCAATAGTCACTCCATGCTCACTGATGGTTTTTATACCTTTGATCTGAGTATAAGTTTTAGCATCAAAACCTGCTTTATCGTGCGTCGCCGGCTCACCCGAAGATATTTCGATTTTGGTGTTAGCCGTTTTAGTCAAAGAAGACATTATTTTGATCCTTTTTAAGTTCTTGAATTCAGGTATTTATAAAATGTTATTATATAACATTATCCGATAATTGTATATTCAGCGCTAAAAGATGCCATTAAAAATCCATTATCTGCAACAGCGTTCCGAATTTGTGGGATTCGGTTGAATTCTATCCCGCTTAACTCTGTGCCACGAATGAAAGCGTCTAGCAATAATTGCGCATAATCGCCGCTTTGAATGTTAGCGCCAGCACCGGCTTTAACAAAAATATTAATCTGTAATATACCGCTCTGCTGTGTTGCTGCGTCGAAAGCTATACCCTCACTAAACGAATCTGCCGGTAGAATATAAGCCCTCAAATGGTCGTCTGTGGGCGCCGCCGTGCTGTCTACGTAGTAAGTGGTCGGAAGCCCTGCAACTGTCGAAAGGTATGCAAAAAGTGTTCTGGTGATCTGATTAGGTGCTTGCATTGCGTATTGCTTCCCTTATTGCTCTGCGTAATTGAATAGCGGATATTTTAAACATGCCATGTGGCGCTTGGACTCTACTGCTTCCGTCCTCTAAATCTTTTACGTAGTCTAATGTTGATGTGTAGTAGAAAATATTATTACTGTCAGCGCTAATTGCAGGCATCGCCCTAGCTACGGCGGCGTCATTGCTTCCTGAATTATCTATAGTATCTGGGCTATTAGCAGGACTACCAATCGAGGCGATTAATGAGCCTCTAGCCTGTCCTGTGTCTACCGGCATTTTTTCAGTTACCATTTCAACAACGTCTAATCTGGTTTTTCTAACAACCTGATCAATTGAGCGCTCTGTTCTTTCGGCCCATCGATTAAGATCGTTGACAAAACTCATAACCTAGCCTGAATTTTATAGAGCATTACCACATCGCCTGGCTGGACAATTACAACGTCAATAATTTGATACTCGTTAGAGCCGTCGATTACTTTTGAGTAGCCGCGGGGGTCGTGGTCACTATCAAGCAGCAATTTAATATCAGTGCTTTTAATACGTGAGCCGTCGCCCACTTCAAACGCTGAGAATTTAGAGCGCACCGCAACAACGCCCTGAGTAACCGCAGTTGATACGGGGTCGTAGCTCGGCCCTGTTGTTGTTTCTTTGTATAGCTGCATAGTTGCGCCATTTTCTGCAATCAGCTCTTTGGCGTCTGCTTGTAGCTCTAAGTGATCTCGATTTGGCATTAGTTAAACACCGTAAATCTTACGCCATTGTTAGCGCTGGCCATTAGCCCAGATGCAGCCGTGGTAATTGCAGGCGATACAATGCTTTCTTTGCCTTGGTCTGTGTATTCGATCTCGGTCGATAATATGTCGGTTTTCTTAACCGTTTTCTTGATAGAATTATCCACAAGCGCAAGCGGATCATTGCCCTGGTCAATTGCAATCGCCGTTTCCAGCTCCATTTTTACGACCGAGCCGCCGCCGCTAAAATCAGGTATTACCGTCGTGCCAATTTCTACGCCATTAAATACCGCGCCGGTCCTCGGCCATTCGTTATCTTGAGCCGCATCGGTTTTAGTACCAATAAAGCTGCTGCTATCAACATAATCATGTGCCCGAGTTAGCAGCACATCGGCGTCGGTCGTTAGCGTTACACCTCTAGCTGTTGCGTATATTGTTAATGCTGTGCCGGTACTGTATGCCATCAATCATCCCCATTGTTTGTATCTAATAGTCCGTGAATTATGCGCGTTTGCTCGCTGCTAATTAGCACGGCTCTCTCGTCAGCATACGTAGTCATCAAGCTAAGAAGCTTTGTTGTAGCTGAGCTAAATTCGTCATCTTCAAAAAGATAGGCTTGAATAGGATTGTCAGCAGTTGCGTGAATGCTTACAAATACTGCGATGCTCACTATGCTGCTCTCGCTAAAAACTATCGTATGTCTAGCAGCTTGAGGCCAGCGCTCAAACATATCCTTTAGCTCGTCACTGTAGGTTAGCGGGTCGGCTGGCACTAGGTACGCTGAGAATATACGCATAGTTATGTCCCCGATATCGGCAGTGAAATAGAGCCATCATTATTTACGAGAACGTTTGGTGATACACTGTTATTTCTGGTAAATGGTTGGCTGTCATCTTTGTCGATGTTGACTGCTGTGCCTGCACCTTGCTCTTCGTATACTTTAATGTTTGAAAATGAACACGAATTTGAACTCCTATTAAAAAGTCTTAAAGTGCCTGTGCCTGTAGCCGTGAAAACTTTGCTTATAGTTCCGTCTTGTGATGTCGCTGCCGCGCTAACGCCGTTGTCGTTTAAAAACCCTAATGTGCTGCTACCCTGATAATTTGAAACAGTAGCATGTATAACGTACTGATTACCAACAACTAACTGCCCAGTACTTACTACAGTGTA